GGTTCGAATCCCCCTGGGGACGCCAGCTTATCCCCCCTAAACAGGGGGATTTCGTAATTTAGCCTGAGAGTTAGGCTCTGCGGGCAAAGTGTGGCGCGGGCCAAATGTGAGCGCAGGAAGTCCTTCAGCGGCTCGCGCTCGAAGTTCTCGATTTCGCCCACCATGTCGTCCAGCATCGCCCGGATCTGCCGGTCGCTGATGTCGGCCACGATCTGAGCTTCCCTCATTTCAAGATCGGCGCGCGCCAGGTCCTTCTCCAGCTTGGCGCGATCTCGCTCCAGCGATTCAATTTTCCGCAACACCGCGCGCGGCTCGCTCATTTCTGGTACGAGCCCGAGGAATTTTCCAATAAGGCTATCCACGCCCACGATCTGGGCACGCACGGCTGCGATCTCGGCCTGCTCCTGTCGGTAGCCTCGGTTCCTGACTGATGCGGTTAAACGGGCTACAAACGATTCTGAGCGGAAGTCGGTGACGATCTTGGCGAGTGCTGCCTGGTCAACTTCCTCGACGCTCACCTTGCGATTGCCGTTGCGGTAATACTTCCCGCCGCCGTCGCCGTGCCATGGGGTGCCGTCTGGCGCCGTCAAGATGCCGCCGAGCAGGTACGCCGCCGGCGTGCGCCGCGATCTCGAGTTCGACGACTGCTCCAGCCTGGACACGATCGCCTCGGCTTCCCCGATGGTGATCAGCGCCTCGTGCGTTCCGGGCTGGATCACCCACTCGGCGCGCGGCCGGCGCTTGGTCCCGCCCTTGTACCGCCCGCCGACGCGCTCGGCCGTGACGTTCCAGACCGTGCTGCCGGCGTAGGTCAGCGCGTTCCACTCGATGCCGATCAGCGTGGTCTCGGCCAGGTCGATGCCCAGCTGCTCGCGCAGCACAGTTCTGGACTGGCCGGCGGCGCGGCCCTTCAAGTACCTGGCGATCTTCAGCGCGTTGCCGTCCACCACCAGGCGCGACTTTGTGACTGCCTCGCCTTCGCGCACGGCCCCGGTCTCGATATGCTGCAGTTTGTAGCCGAATGGCGCCCTGCCGCCGGCGCGCCAGCCCTTGCGCACGTTCTCGGCCATGCCCATCAATCCCTTGCGCTTCGAAGTCAGGCTGTGCCACTCGTCCATCGCCTGCAGGATGGACTTGAGCAGCATGTCGGTGATCGGGTCGGTCTCGGGCACCGACTTGTAGAGCACGCGCACGCCGTGCTTCTTGGCCTCGACCTCTTCGAAGATGATGGAGATATGCCGCCGGCGCGAGAGCCGGCTGGTGTCGAGCATCAGGATCGTGTCCCAAGCGCGCTGCTTGCCGCGCAGATCGGACAGCATCGCCTGGAACCCTGCTCGGTCTTCGTCCTTCCCGCTTTCGACTACGTCGGCGTATTCCTGGACGATTTGAATTCCACGCTCAAGTGCTGTCGCCTTCAGTTCCCGGCGCTGGGCGTCTATAGACAAGTCGGATCTGTCCTTTGAGCTCCTGAGATACAGTGCGGCCTTGTGCTGGCTCATTTTTTCGCTTCCATGCGTTGAACAGCGCAGCGAAGGATTCTACAGCATCGCCGGATGGTGGGATGCCGGTCGAATCCAAGATGGTGATGGTGGGGCGAGTCACGGCTTCCAGGGCGGAAACGGCCAAGGCGCAGCCGGGTTGATGAGAGTCTTGCTCAGCATCACGCTAGTCGGTGGCAACATCTCATCTGGTACGTTGAATAATCCCTGCCTCCCAATGAACGGGATCGGTTCAGACAATCGATGGACGTGGGACAATACCCAACCGAATCGACCGAGCCCGAAGTTCCCCATCTGGCGTTCGGTCCAAGCGAAGGTGTCCAACGTATCTGCATCCGGTCGCCTGGAAGCGTCTAGTTCAGACTGGGTAAAACTATCGGTTGGGCGGCAGTCCTCCAGCAGACACACCGCGACGATGCAGCCGAATGGCAATCGGTCAATATCTAGGTCGCTTTCCTTTCCCCATGACCAACCGGCGCCGCGCAGCGCTCCCTGCCAATTCCAACAGGAGTGGTAAAAAATCAGCTCGCTGATGTTCTTGCGCTTGGCGGCGTGAATAGCAAGCGGGCCGCGGTACTTCGTGGACCATCCGCGCGTCTCTATGCACTTCGCGCCATGCGCGATCGCCGAAGACCAAGGCTGCCAGAGGGAGATTGCTTTCATGCCGGTGGATTGACGATCGTGACGCCGGCCGTTTTCAAGGCCAGGTCATGCGCCGTGCGCTTGTCGGCGCCACCCTCGCGCGCTCGGACAAAGCGCTCCAGGTAGACCAGCATGGCCGGCGAGTCGGCGATGACCAGCGGATCCGCGCCGGCCACCTGCTGGTTGCTGCTCGTGATCACCAAGCAGTCTGGCATCTCGAGCACCTTGTAGCTTTTACCCTTGGCGAACTTCATTGGATCACCTCCTTCTTCACGGCGGCGGCCTCCTTCAGCGACACCAGCTTGAGGCTGAGATCGTGGAGTTCGTGCGCGATGAAGTGCCAGACCGGCACCAGCTTGTTCGCGCCCAGGATGGTCTGCACAGGCGATGGCACCAGCATGTCCGGATCCTGGCCGGTCTTCTCGCAGTAGATCCTGGATGCCTTCTCGTATGCCTTGACGACGTCGTCCTCGTTGCTGTCTCCGTGATCACTCGTCGGTGTGTTACTCACAGATGCGCTCCGATCCACACGCCGATTGACAGCCAGAACGCGCTGGTCAGCATGAGTAACATCGCTATCGCCAGGCCGCGCGCGCCGGCTTCAGGATCATCGTTCATGGCTTACCTCCTTGGTTCGGTAGGTCTTGGTGAAATGCTTGTCGATCGTGAGCCCACGGCTGCGCAGCACGTTCGCCAGCCGCGCACGGTCGGTGTGGCTCTGCGGTGACTGGCGCAACAGGCCGAAATAACTGTTCGCAGAGCGATACAGATCCTCGCCGGCCATGCGGCCGACTCGCTCCAGGGCAACGCGCACGCTGCGCCGGCGCACTGTTCGGCTGTGCGGCTTGATCACGTGTCCAACGAAGTCCACGCCACGATCTACCGGCTGCAGGACGGTCTTGGACGGATTCAGCCGGACGCCCAGCTCACGCGGCAGGAAGGCCTCGATGTCATCATGCGCAGAGTTCAGCCACTGCGGCGACTCGTGGAGCAGAATGAAGTCGTCGACGTAGCGGATGTAGTGCCGGGCGCGCACCTGGTGCTTGCAGTGCTGGTCCAGGGCGTCCAAGTAGACATTGGCGAAGAACTGCGACGACAGGTTTCCGATGGGCAGACCGCAGTGATCAGCCTGGTTCGTGAGTCGCTTATGGGCCGGGACGCGCGCCATCAGCGTGGGCGTGCTCTGGATCGATGCGCCTACCCGCGGATCATGGAACAGGACCGTATCGGCCAGCGCCATCCACCACGGTTCGGTGATGCGCGCGGCAAGCTGCTCGCGCACAACGCGCTTGTCAATGCTGACGAAGAAGTTGGCCAGGTCGCATTTCAGGTAAAAGGCTGGCCTGGTCCAGTTCTGGGTGATGCTTCTGATCTTTGCTTCAAGGCGCTGGGCAGCGTAGAGCGTCCCGCGACCGGGGATGCAGGCGCAAGTGTCGGCGATGAATCTGGCGTAGAACCTGGGCGCGACTCGGTTATACAGCAGGTGATGAACGATGCGATCCCGGAAGTCGGCCGCCCAGACTTCGCGGGCCTTGGGCCGGGTGATGATGAAGCAGATCGACGGTCCGGGCAGGTAGCTGCCGTCCGCCAGGTCGCCGTATAGGCGCGCAAGGTTGCGCTCTAGATCTTGCTCGAATGCGACGGCGGTGTGGGTGTTGCGCTTGTTCTTGCGGCAGTCCAGGTACGCGACTACCAGATCCTCAAAAGAAAATTCAGCATGGCCAGCATCGAATTCATTTGCGGACGGAGCGAGCCCTGTAGTTGTTGTTCTTGTGGTAGTTGTTCTGGTTGCCGTTGTTGAAATTCTGGTACCAGGCAGAGTCGTCGTTCGGGGCGTACTGCGTTCGTTCGTGCTATCTACGTCGCCTCGCCGAAGATCGGTGCCGATCAGCGGGGAAACTGCGCCGGACCCATGCCGGCTGCTGCCGTGGGTATCCTCTACGCGCATATCGGTGGCCTCGTGAGCCAGCGGCACGACCAGATTGAATATCGCACGGACATGAGGGCCTTGACCTTCACGTGGCAGGCGACGATGCGGAAGCTTTGCGCCATCCATTGGCTTGCTTGCCGATGCTCTCGGTCAACTGAACTGCCCGCGCGTACTGCCCGGTCGAGATGAAGCGCTTATCCCGCGACAGGCGAAGAAGCAACTCGACCACTTGCTGGCGTTCGATCAACTGAGTCAGGTGCACACGTTTATCCGTGGCGACATTGGCCCGAAATATCAGGACCAGCAGCCGCAGACATTCGTCCCGAAGCTCGCCGCCGATCACCGCTTTGACTTCGCGCGGCATGTTCTTGATCAGATCGATGGCGAGATCGGCGAGGTTGTACGCAACCTTGTAGATCGGAAGTTGATGGTGGATGGCCATGCTGAAGAAAAGAAAAAGGTTAAATTATTGAATCGTCAATCTGCGGACGGAGCGAGCCCTGAAGGTGCCGCCCTTGCGGTAGCCGTCCTGGTCGCCGTCGTCGAAACCCTGGCACCAGGCAGAGTCGTCGTCCGGGGCGTACTGCTCGCCAGACCAGTACCACTCGCCCTTGAATTGATCCTTGACGTTCTTCCACAGCACGAGCTGATCGATGCGCGAGGGCAGCACGCCGCCCTGTTTCTCTGCCCATGCCTGCGCGTCCTGCCACTTCAGGCTCTCGTCACCAGGCAGGAGCACCAGCGCCATCGGCTGGTTATCGTGGATCGTCAGCCCGGCGTAGATCCCGCCTTCCCACTGCTCGCCGATGTCGGGCAAGCGCAAGACAGATGACTTACGCGGCGCCGGCTCGCTGCCCTTCAATTGCTGCTCGACCAAGCGCGCAAGCTCCGCGTCGCCAATCGATACCTTGATGCCGTTCAACTGCAGTTCCATCGTTCGTTCTCCTTCGATTGTTGGGAGGTAGCAGATCATTCGAAATAGTTGAAGGACTAAATGGGCAATCTGCGGACGGAGCGAGCCCTGCAGTAGTTGCCCTTGCGGCCGTTGCCCTGGTCCCCTTCGGCGCAAGCGCGATGTGTCCGCGGCCGTCCTGGACGAACTGCAGGTTATTGTCGCGGCACACTTGCTCGGCAGCGGCAGCGGTGAGCGCAGGGTGCGGCAGGATCGTGGCGTTCGGGTATCCGACCAACCCGATCTACTCCAACGAGGAGATCCTGGCCGCACAAGCAGCAATCGACTCTCACCCCAACGGCTCGCCGTTCTGGGACACCGAGGACGGCCAGGAAGCGATCCGAATCTCCAAGCTGATCGGCCTCAAGGCGCAGACCACCAACAAGCAGCGCGCAGCGACTCACGCCGCGGGCATGCGCCAAGATCATTTCCCGATACGGCAGCAAATCGCTATCGCTCGCACCAACAAGCTGACCGACGGCAGTGAGACCCACGACGTTCTGATCGGCTCTCTTCCCAACCAGGTCGAGGTCTCTTGCGAGTCGCAGGCAGACGCCGATGCAATGCACGAGATTCTGCAGCGCGCCGGCTTCGCTATCCACATCGAAATTCGGCACTACTGATCATGGGCCTGCATACCAAAGCAGCACCCGAAGGCGCCGGCCGCTACGATAACCTGCACGGAGACGAGGATATGGTTTTCCTCACGCACGGCGAAGAGCGCGCGATTGAGCGCCGCGCCCTTGAGTTGCGCGACGAGCGCCTGTACGACGACCAGGTGCAGTTCGACGATCTGCTCGCCGGGATCGATCCGGCTGACTACCAGCCGCAGTTGCAGCGCGCGCTCCGGAATCTCGACCGGGCGTGCAAGGGCGTGCGTGTCGCCCTGGCCGGCAAGGACGACGCTCTAAAGGCGTTCGATGACATGATCGCGCAGAAAGAGCGCGAAGCGGGAGGTAATTCAGCCTGAAGACTCTGCGGGCGATACTGCACGCCGCTTGATCACGCGACTTTCTTCCAAGTCATTGTTTTAAGGAGTGGGTTAAGCTGGATACGCCCTGGGGACGCCATTGAATTCTGGCAGTTGGAATCATTTTGCGTGGCGGCGCCGCGTCCGCGTTGCGCTCGCTCAAATTCCTCAGGGCATGAGCTTGCCGCCAGCATGGCAGACCAAGCTCAGGCTCAAGTACTCCACGCGGCAACGCACAGGTGACTCGTTGCGATTGCCAATTCCATCACAGCAGCGATGCGCGGTTAGCAGTATCCTACTTGTGCGTCTCGGCGATGCTAGACG